GTTATAAGCTATAGCTCCATCACCAGAAGCAGAACCTTCACTGCCTACACTTAAATCTGTTAAGGCAATACCACCACCGCTTGCACCAATATCAGATAAAACTTGAGAACCTGTCCTGAAATCTACATTATTAGAACTATCAAGAACAAGAAACTTATCAGTGTCCGTGCCAGCATTAGATAAACCAGTGAGTTTCAAATCTGGCGTTGTTACTGTTCCTGTAAAGGTTGGTGATGCTATTGCTGATTTCGCGTCTAATTGAGTTTGAACGGCAGAAGAAATACCAATTAAATACTCTAACGGAATTGTTCTAAGTGTGTCACCTGAATTTTTATAGAACAGATATTCATCATTGTAATTAATTGCAAGTTCTCCGTATACTAAATCTGAAGGTGCATCTGAACTATCTCCGCTTTTATATAGTGTTATTATATTATCTTTTGCCATTTTTCACTCCTTTTTATTAGGTCATCATAGCCATAAGCTCCGACCTATATAAAGTTTTTGGTGTTCTATCCTTAGAATGTTCCACCAGATATTGTCTTTGCAGCCAATGTTTGAGCGCCAGTTAATAGACATACATCTACACCTTCAACTGCAAGTTTACCAGCTGCTGAACGTGTTAGGGTTGTGTCAGAAGCATGACCAAGATTAACTCCTGTGAATTGAGGACTGTTTCCAGTACCTACACCAATACTTGTTCTTAACGTTGCACCACTTTCTGCTACAGGGTCAGTTGTACCGTCACCGACAATCATCTCACCATCAGCGAGAACAGCCATAGCTGTAACAGCTCCTGTTCCGCTACCAACTAAAATTCCACCGTCGGTTAAAGAAGTTGCTCCAGTACCACCTTTTGCGACTGTTACTGTGTCAGATAAGGTTGAACCAGCTGCTGTAACTGTAATATTAGCACTACCATCAAAAGCTACTCCATTAATATTTTTGGTTGCTGCCAATTTAGTTGCAGTTGCTGCATTTCCAGTACATGAGCCAGAACTTCCTGATGTGTTACCAGTTACGTTACCAGTTAAGGTTCCTATGAAACCAGTTGCTGTAATTTTTCCTGTTGAAGGATTGTAAGTACATGTTCCGTCTGATTCAAGTCCTAAGTTACCACCGTCTGTATCTCCACCTGCTGTAAATATAAGTGCATTATTTTCATTAGTGTTTTCATTATCTGTAATTGTTACTGTTGTTGCTACTGAAGCTGTTGCTGCATTACCTGTACATGAACCAGAACTTCCTGATGTATTACCAGTTACGTTACCTACAACATTACCTGTTAGGTTACCAACGAAACCAGCAGAAGCGTTTACTTCTTTATTGAATTCAAATTGGTCTCCTGTTGCTTCATATAACAATGTTGCGTCTGCACCGTCAATTGTTATTCCTGCTCCGTCTGCCGCAGCATCATTAGCTGCACCAGATGCAAGAACAATATTTTTATCATCAACTGTCATAGTTGTTGAATTAATTGTAGTTGTTGCACCATCTACTTGTAATGTTCCTCTTATTTGTACAGTACAATCGTCACCTGCGTCTCCTATAATAACAGTGTCGTCACCAGTATAAGCTGCCAACCTTGTTAAAAGATTTGCTGCTGAAACATCGTCGTTGGCTGTAACATAACCAGCGCCATTCGTTATAGCATTGTTGTTCAAAGATATATTAGAACTACCATCGAAAGCAACGCCTGCGATAGTTTTGGTTGCTGCTAATTTAGTTGCGGTTGCTGCGTTACCTGTACATGAACCAGAACTTCCTGATGCATTACCTGTAACGTTACCAGTTAAAGCGCCTGCAAATGCTGTTGCAGTAAGTCTACCTGCGCTTGGGTTATATGTAAGATTTCCATCCATTTCTAACCCTACGTTACCAGTAGAATCTGTAGCATCTTCAACGAAAGTTATTAAGTTTTCTTCGTTAGTGTTTTCATTATCTGTCACCAATACATGTGATGAGTTGGTTGCATTTGTTGCTGTACCACTTTCTGCTTGAATTTTATCAAGAATCGCAGCAGATGTCATTAAGCTTGTATTATTATCTGCGAAAGATTCTGATGAAGTTTGTATTGCTGATATACCAACACTGTCATGAGTGAAAGTTCCTGTTGAGGTTAATCCCGCAAAACTTGGGGAATCGCCTGTACCCAATGCTTGGGCTGTGCTTGCTGCGGAAAGTTTAATTCCTAATATATCTGCTGCATTTGCTACTGCTGAACCGGGGGCTGCACCTGCTGCACCACCGGGGTCTCCACCAGCAAACAAAACACCAGTGTTTGCGTTTAATGCTAATTCTCCGATAAGAAGACCTGCTGTGTTTAAATCGTCTTGGTCCTTACTTGCGTTTACCGAAGTTAGCAATACCATTCTGTTGTCTACTGCCATATTTATTTACCTTTAAAAGGTTCCTCCTAGTATCGTTCCACTTGAAAGTTTTGCTTTTGATATTGTAATCTCATCCGTGTTTCCGCCTCCACCATCATCAGTTGTATCAATACTACCAATTTCGGTTCCCGAAGCATTTTTAAAAATTATACTTCCGTCAGCGGGTGTTATTGTTACTTTATCAGGCATCTGGTTCGACCTCCAATTTTGCGTCCTTTCTTCCACCAATCACATTCCAATCAAAACTCCATTCTTTATCTGAGTTTGTTTCAACCCAGAAACCATTTTCATCTCTATCCTTTATCCACACATTATAATTTCCATATGTTGTTAAGTTTACAGTATAATCCGGATGTACCATTTTAGACCAATACATTGGTAGGTCTATTGCTACTTTACGTCTTTCATCTACCACATCAAAAGAACCACGAGCATACATACCATGCTCAGGACCTTCTAAAGAGCCATAAACTAAACGCTTATTCTCTATTAGAGGGTGGGGTATATTAAAAGATTTCGTCGTTGCCTCAAGATGCCCCGTAATCGAGACTGCTGCATTTGACGAAGCTGATGTTCCTCCTGTAACTGCTAAAGCTGTCGTTCCACTATCTCCACCAGTACCTGTTATTTGTAATTTTTCGTTACTACCTGTAACATCTAAGGTTCCTGCACCATCCTTTTTAAGCATAACATCATTTACTGTTATTGCCTGTGTACTTAAACTTAATAAACCTAAACCTTGGTTATCAATCGTAACAGCATCATGTGTTACTGCTGATGTTGCTATATCATTATAACTAGAACCATCATTTGTTATTTGCCATTTATCTGTGCTTTCATTCCATCTTATTGCTACATTTGTAGAAGTACCACGTTCTACTTCGATACCTGCGTTTTCACTTGGGGTACCTGTTACATCGTTATTTAATATTAATATATTATCATTGATTGTGGTGTTTGTGGTGTGTATGGCTGTAGCAGTACCATTAACTGTAAGGTTACCTGTAATTGTAGTATTACCTCCAACTGTTAGATTACCTGATACGTCAGCTGCACCATTTATATCTGCTGCACCATTCATTTGAATAGTTGTAGCCGTTAAATCTATTTCGTCCGTAGCACCAATAGATAATACTGTTGCACTAGAACCTTGAATAAATTGAGAAGCGTCATTAAAACATAATTTGTTGGTTGAATTAAGGGTCAAACCAGTCCCATCTGTATGTGTTAGGGTTGTATCAGTGTCAGCACCAAATCCTAAAATTGCATCATCATTTTTAAGAGTGATGTCATGTCCTGATATAATATGCCCAACTGATTTAATATTACCATCTACAACAAGTTTTTCATCTATGGCACTGTAAGCTAAGGTTGAACCTACGCCTACATTTCCACTATCAAAAGTTCTTGTTTTAGAAGTTGCTGCTGCTGCATCTTCTTGAGTCCAAGGTGAAGTGCTTACAGATAAAGAATTTAAATAAGCTTGAACTGCACCTTTACTTGGTGCTATATCTGTTACATCGGCCCATGAACCACCAAATGCATCATTGCTGACTTTTGAATCAGCTTTATTAGAAACATATTGTTTTGAAAGTAGCCTGTCGTCTAATACTAACGCATGTGTGCGTCTGGTTGATTTTTGAGCTCCTATACCGCCCAACGGTTGTCCAGTTTTCTTTATATTTCTAGGTATTTTGACCATACATTCTCCTTTGTGGGGTTAGTGGCTAGTTTTGTTTGTCGCACTAGCCAAGCGACTATATCTTTAGATTAGTAAAGTCGGTTAACTTTAATCGCCAATAACGATTACACCAGCTTCAGGTCTGATAACTTTCAATCCATATCTCATGGACATGTAAGAACCAGTAATTCCGAATCCGGGGTTAGCTTCTTCTACAGTCAATCCACGTCTCTCGACGTAAGCCATAGGCTTGATAGACATATCGAAAACACCAAATCTGTTCTTTGGTATGTAAGAGTTCATTACGACATTTAATCCGTAAAGTTGTCCTACAACACCAGAGGCAGATACGTCGTTAACATAATCTACTCCACCTTTTTGGACTATACCTGCTGTTCCAGCTGCGCCTGAGAAAGGTACAGTGAAGTCAGCCAAGTTTAATAGAGTCTTATAGTGCATAGGGGATATCATGATTGTGTCTGCATTCAATCCTTTTGCTCCGATAAGTTCCATAGCTTGGGTGATGTCACCAAGTGCCAAATCTCCGACTGCGTCTGTGTCGCCGTCAGTACAAACCATGTAGTGGGAACCAGTGTTTCCTACACCAAGGTTTGCCAAATCGTCTTTGCTGTATATTCCATACTCTGATAATCGGACATCTGCATCTGCATCTAATCCACCAGAGCCGTTTGTATCCAATTCACCGAAGAAACCACCGTGTGGGTTGTTAGCGAAAGTTGTAACTTCAGCTTCTGTGTTAGTTGCTGAAATACTTGTGTCGCTAATTCCTGTACCGTAGGTTGCATCTCCTAGACCGAATAATGCTTTGATTGCGTGTTCCGTAACATGTCTTTCGACTGCTCTTCTAGCTTCGTTCAAAGCTAGTTCCATTTCAGAGAAACGGGAGTCTTCTAACATTCTGCGGGTTACACCGACTGCAATTCCCCATTCCTTAACGCTGATACGCTCGTTGCGTAGGTCAGTGTGTTGGTATGCTGGAGTTGCTCCTTCTTCTAAGGCTTCTAGCTTCATGCTAGGCTTAGAGAAACTTATGTCTACATCCCCACCAGTTTCGGTAGTGAAGCGCTCTGCGAACATTTCGAGAACAGGCATGCTTGTGACTTTGTAGTCTTGTAAAGCATCTTTGTAATCGACAAGTACACGGTTAGCTACACTAGATAGTGTTGAGGTTGCGAGACCTTTTTGTGCTGTTACCATATTTTATATCTCCTTAAATCACCATGACCCTTGTCATGCTGTCTGATGAGCTGTTGTCTTCTAGAGCGATTGCTACTATTTTATCCTCAGCTGTTCCATCTGCGTATGCAGTTTTGGTTTCTAAAAACCCGGGTTTTGCACTGTCTACTGACAATTCGTCACCACATGATACTGCATCGGTTATTACATTAAGGATGATTCCGCTTCCGGTTACAACTGAACATTGTGCACCAGATGCTGCATCGGTTAATGCAAACCCTACTATTTCTAATAAATTGGATGTTTGAAGTTTAACTGTTCCGTCAGTGTGCATTTTTAATGCTTCACCGGCTTCAATAGCTTCACCAGCTTTGAAATTCATAATTCTTGCTGGAGCTCCACCATCATTTACTAATACTGTTTTGGTTTCTGCCATATTTATTCTTCCTTATTTTCTTCTTCTACACCATTGAAAACAATTCTTCCATCTTTCATCGCGAACATTCGTGATGTTTCTGGAGCTTCTACTTCCTCTGGTTTTGCTTCAGCTTCTACGGATTTACCTTTTCCGAAGGTCCTTTCGGTTTCTTCAGGGACTGGTATTTGTTCCATAGCGATGCTGAATCCTTCTAGCTTAATCTCATCCCATGCGTTAAGTTCTTTCATACGCTCTTCTTTAGTCTCGTCATCTACCTTGCCGAGTAATGCTTCTTTATTGATAATTGCATCAACAAATCCAGAAACGCGTGCTTTTGCAGCATCTGCTTTTCTTAATTCTTCTGCTTCCTCGAACTTGGAGATAGTGGCGAGAGCTTCTTCGTGAGCTGAAGTTAACTCTGCGTGGACAGATTCCATCTCTGCAATTTTATCTTTCATAGCTGCGAATTCACGCTCTACGATAGGATTGCTTTCTTTTGTTTCTACTACTTCTTCTGTCATAGTTACCTCGCTAGTTGACCCGTGTTCTACAGGTACTTGCTTTTCCTCGTGACCATCACAGTCACAAGATTCTTCCTTTTCTTCACATTTCGTTTCAATTGTACATGCGTCACACACAGGAGTACGAGTCTCATTATCAATGAAACTCACCTCGACAGGACGAATGTCTGTCGCAAATGGCTCACCTAAGACGTCAACATCCTTGGAAAGCCAATCAATACTGACATGAGTCATATCGCCATTTTCTATTTTTTCTAACACTTCATTTGCTTTCATAGCATCCTTGTGGATGCGTGCCATAAGCTTCACAGCCTGTAAACCATCTTCTAATTCTACGTATTCCGGGTTGATAGCCATGCCCAACAAATCGTCGGGGGTACGTTGATGGTTATAATAAACTGGGAGCTCATTGAAAGAGTCAATATTATCTTTTAGTATACTTGGTTCTATATAAACCTTTTGGTCACCTTCTTCATCGTGGGGGCCTGATGTTATAGCGATGACTGGAAATTCATGATAATCCTCAACGAGTGCTACATCTCCAAACACTTCCATTGCAAATGTACGTTTGGTTCCATCTTGAACCTTCTGTCCTTCTATGTCACTCGCAAATTGTCGGCCAGCTTCTTCATCTGGCATGGTGTCAACTCTCATCTTACATAAATTAGATGCGAGTTGTTGGTAGTTCTCGTGGCCACGCTTTTTTAGTCGTGGCGCTGTTTCTAGTAAGCAATGCTCATACGCATATTCTTTACTCATTTTCTCTATCCCCCGTTGGATTTGCT